GCCCTAAACTCTGCCCATTGAAAGTAAGCTAAGTTTACAACCTTTATACTTTGATAAGCATCTAAAGGAATTTCAAAACCACTTAAAACAAACTTATTTTCAGGAAACGCCCATTGATATATCTCAGGGATTTCAACTGCGTAAGGAGTTAACTCGGTTGTAGGTTTAAATCTTATGTAATCAGCAAGTTCTAAATCTTTGACCCAATTAAATTCTAATACGTCACATTGTTCAACTTCTTCTTTAGAAATATAGTAATCTCCGTTAAAGTCTTGAAAAGGTAAAAACAAACCATCTTTTGTAAACTCTTTACCATTAATTAAATTAAATTGTGCTATCGTTAATTTATACGCTTTTATCATACTCTGCGGGTTAAAATGTTTTGGTAATTACTAACTATTGTATTAAGCAAATCTGCCTCACTATCCGTTAATCCTGCCCCTAATGAAGTAAACGCTTGACCTCTTATACTATATTCCCCTACACTCCCTAAAGACAATTTAAAAGTAGTTGAACTGGGGGTGTTACTTGTGGCAACAAATGTGTCTTTTAATTTACCATTTAAAAAGAATTTTCTTGTAGTAGAACTTAACCGACTTGCAATATAAAATCCAAAATATGCCTCATCCGTTCTACTTATTACTTGTAACCCCGTATTATTTACGTTTGAAATCCCACCTGCAACACCTTGATACCATGAAGATAAATAAAATGTTGCCCCCGTTGCAATATCAACACCACTTACAGCTCCTGAACTTGATAAGTTATCCATCAAATAAACGGAAACATGGACATCATTTTGTGCTAAAACATTTTGCGCCAAAAAAGTATCAGCACTCGCGTTTGTCCCGTTTGGTTTTATTCCTCTTGATGTATGTGTCCAACCTCCTGAAAATACTAACCGATAAGCCCCGTTTGTATCTTGAGGGTCAAGTAGATTAAATTTATGCGTTGTAGCAGTACCTCCGACAAATGGATAAATGGCAGTAAATTTACTTAATAAATTATTTACTCTTAAATCATAAACTAATTGAGTTAATGCACTTATAATTGTTGTATCGCTTATGCTTGTAGCGGTTAAAAAATCAGTAACTATATTATCTTGAACAATTTGGATATAATTTGATTTAGTAACAAAATCTCCCACGCCATCTTTAGCCGCTAATAATGTAATAGTTTTTAACCCTACACTATCAAATTGGAAAATAGGGTTTTGTAAATTAGAACTACCCTCACCGTTAAAATCCCAAGCCCATTCAGTGGGGCTATTATCTGATGTATCAGTAAAAGTAATTGTTTGCCCAACTTCTGCGGTAAGTATATCAGCACTAAAATTTGCCGTCATTGTCCCACCACCACCCGTCGGCACAATCCACTCACTCCCTACTTTACTACCTACTTGAGTCCCCGTTCCATCTTTAACTAAGATGTTAGGATTAACCGCTACGGGATTGGTTAAGAAAGAAGCTGAATTAATCGTTATAACGGTATCGGGTGCGACAATGTTTGAACTTGCCCCACTTGCTATTGATGTTGTTGAAATTGTTGTTCCTAAAGTATTTTTAAGTACTGCCGTTGCATCAGCGCATGAGGATGAAACAACCCAATTACCACTCACTAACGAGCCTATTGGATTCCCACTTCCGTCCACTACTGCTATATCCTCAGTGTTTCCACTGCCCACGCTTCCGTAACTTACCCCGTTTATTGTTATTATCGCAACTGGACATGAACTTGTCGGAGGCGTTGGTGTTCCCGTAGTTGGAACTGCACACTCATTATAATCAAAATCAGCCGTTACGCTAACAGTTATTAAATGACCTGCTATTCGGTCTTTAAAATCATGGATAAAAGGAGTTAATGTATTGCTCTTGTCAAGGTCAACATCACGATTAAGGTTAAGAGTAGCTAAAAGGTCTAAACCTATTTGGAAAGTATCACTCTCAACTTCGACTTTATTTGCATCGCCATCCTCAAGCCTATCGCCTATTAAAATATTAAAGTTGTAGGTTATCTCATTACCTGAAATGTTAGACGGTTGCGGACTAACCCAAAACAAAGGATAAGTTGTAGCCGTAGATGAACTAATTTCCGATAGGTCACCATAGCCATAGTCTTTTATTTGCAAATGGTTATCTGCAAAATCCTTAAAATATTTGTAAAGAATGTTTTTAGTAATCATTTTTTCTTTTCAATATACACCATTAACTTTTGTAAGTTCTTTTTAGTGATTTTTTTGTTAGCAATCTTTGCAGTAGGGGTAATATTTTCGTTCATTGTTTTTTCTTCTTGACCTGCCTAAATAAATTCCCGTATTATATCCTAATTCTCTTGATTGAATATCTTGAGCGTTATTATTGCCACTCATCCACAAAGGATAAGAGGTGTTAAACTCGCTTAAATAACCTGACAACCTTTTGCCGTAAAACTCAGCCATACGCCCCCACTTTTGTTCAATCAATTCAAGTTCTCTTTGACTTACGGGTTGTTGATTATCGGAGTTTTGAGTTACTACTCCTTTGTTTGAGAATCGGTAGTTAAATATTATTGCCCCGTCAGCGATTGTAGCATTGATAATAAAATCTCTGATATAATCGTCTAACAAAGTTTGATTTAAGCTTGTTAGAGTACTTGCGTTTATTTGGTCGGCAATTTCATTGTAAAGGTCAGACCCTAAAATTTGTTGCAGTTGTAAATCTTGCACCATGATAATCGTCTGAGCGATTAATTTATCATCGACATTATTCTCTATTACACCATATTTTTTTATAGTGGCGGTGCTTACGAAAAGTGGTTTTAAACTCATTTTATTTTTTCTTTCTAACTAACACTGATTCCCAAAAATGTCTGCAACTTGGTATATGAGTAACAGTACCTTTGATAGTTTGCCATCCTCCCTTATATTTGAACACATCCTCATTATATCCGTTAGTGTGTGCATCGTTTTGTAAATTATCTATTTCTGCTCTTGAATACAATTTATTTGCTCCTAACATTTTACGACAAAACTCCCTTGTCCCATCAATAATAGGAGGCTCTAAATTTGTAGTATAACGCCATTTAGTTTCTAATCCTACCTCTTGGCTTGGTGGCTCTTGTATCTCTTCTGGAGTGATACTTATTTCGCCTTTAACCTCAGTGTACTTAACTTGTAGTATGTTCGCCTTATTTAAGCGTTCCAAACTTTTGTAAAGTTCTGCTTCACTAATCTTTAATTTTTTAGCAAGGTCGCTAATCTTATAACTCTTCCCTTTTTTAATCTCATCCAATAAGCGTTGGTCATCTTCTTTTGCAAACTTATCAGAATCCGAATAAACAAAACAAGATTTCACTATTTCGTAATTGTCAGCACTCTCGCCTATTTTTAAAAACTCGTTAAGTATAAAATCTTCTTGAGTTTCAAATGCACTTGTCTTTAAAACATCGCCTCCAACAATCGCAGGTAAATTTATAAAACTTCTAATTTCATTAGGTGTTAATATTTCAAGAATCTTAGGAGCAATGATAGGATTTGAATTGATAATAGTTAAAATGTCATCCTTTTTAACCAGGTTAGGTTTTTCAATTCCTAATCTTTCATAAACCATGTCAGCAAATGAATCCGCATCAATAGTTCTGCTTATTACATCTGAGGTCAATTCAATTCCGATAGGGTCTAAGGTTGTTAATTCAACTGGATTACCTATAAAACCGTACAAAGAAAGAATATAATTCATATCCTCTTCTTCTTCTTGTTGTTTTGGTTTTACATAGGTATTGGAAAAGTGTTCCCAACTTAAATCAAACTCAGAACGACCTCCACCCAATTCGCCAGGTGTTTTAATACCAAAAAGTAAACCGTTAGAAACTCGGTGAGAGTAAAGAATCTTATTAATTGTGTCCTTGCTTAACTGTTCGTATTGTTTATCTAAATCATTAGAACGTAAAGGACTAATTTCGGGAGGTGTTGTATTTGGATTTTGAAAGTTTAATAAAATCTCTCCTGCATTATCCGTTCCACTGGCCTTACTTTTAAATGCGTGTTCTATTTCTACTTGTTCTTCATCATTAATGGCCGTTCCGTTAAAGAACGTAACCATAGTTCCTGCGCTGAATCCCGTCTTAACATTATTAAGTTGAAAGAAATTGCACTCTATATCCGTTTCAATCGGTGTAGCACCACTATTATACTCGGGCAAAGGATAGATATCCGATGCAGGGTTATCGTCGATTAGGTAAAGGATTTGTTTGCCTTGTCTTTTCAAGGGATCAAATGCAGGTAAAGTTACAGTATCTTCGGGAAGTTTACCGTTTGACCTTTTCCATTTAGCGTTTGTGCTTTGTTCCCGTGTCCATTCCTTACTTATGTAAAATTCTGACTTATCGACGTTTGTTCTAATCGTATTAAATGGTTGGAGCTTTACACTTTTGATTGCACCGAAAACATCCCACTCAATTAAATACGCACACCCACCGTATAAAGTTCTTTCAAAGATTTTCTTTCTCGCTAACTCATCAGCAGTTTGAGAATTGTTAATTGAGTTTAAAGTCTTTTCTAAAGCTACCTTATCACCGTTCCAATCGGCTTTAATTTTAAAACCTTTACCATAGATATAAGTTGCCTTACCTTTTATAATCGCTCCGTGTATACCAGAATTGTTATATAAATAACTTAGGTAATCGCTATAATCGTTATTTTTACCATAAGGGACATACAACATATTAGGTTGTCTGCGAAATATGGGAGTTTCATTCGCATAAAGTGGAAACTTACTGAATGAATAATTTTTAGTTTGGCTCATATGCTTTGCGTGTTAAGGTAGATTCGTTCTCTACTCTTGAGGTTATAATCTTATCGTATGTCATTAGTCCGTTTTCAACTACGGTCAAACCACTTGGATTCAAATTTGTTGAACTTACTTGCTCGTAAACATTGTAGGTGTATTCATCGCCTAAAGGTATGTTTATTTCACCTACTAATGGACTTGGTGTTGTAGTCTTTACTATTATGTTAAACTTATTATATCGTTCAGGATATAGGCTTAAATCAGCCGAAATGCAATAGTACTTTATTTGAGTTTGATTATTAATAAATTCAAACAAGAAGTTAGGCGAGGATATCGTTATCTTTTCAGATAAAGTCAATACCACCACATTACTTCCAAGATTAAGTCGAATCATTACTTATATTATATTAAAAAGTCGTTTAAGTACAAAAAAAAAGGGAAGCCGTAAAGCCTCCCTTTTAATTCAATTATTAATTATGCTATTAATGTAGTAACAATAGCCTGAGAGATTCCATAAGGATAAGTCTTCTCTTCGCCAGTGAATGTTAAAACAAAACCGTTCAAGTCACTTGCACCTTTGCCCGTTCCCGCAGTTCCCGTTGATAGGTCAAGACCATTCTCAGAACCAAACAAACTAAACAAACCATTTTTATCTTTAACGATAAACATCAATGGCTTCTGCGCAAGTACTCTTATCTCGTTACGTTTGGCCACATCAAAACGATCAAGTTGAAATTCTACTGACTGCATGATATAACCACTTCCACTTGTCACCTCACCTGCGTTGTCTGCTTTAGCCTCTGCGGTGTTTCTTCTAAGTTCGTATTTATAGAACTTTTTGCCACCCGTCATCGCCATTGCTGAAACTAAACCTGCTGAAGTTGTGAAAGTAGTTGTATTAAGATACTCTAATTCTCCAATGTAAACCTCATCTACGCCTCCGATACTATCTCGGCAATCTAAGGTGAATCCTGTTGATAGTAAGCACGCCATGATTAAGCTAATTTAAAGGTTACGATTTCATTCGGGAATTTCACTTGAGTTCCAACTTTGAAGTGGATATCAAGCATCATAGTCAAACTGATTGGGTTCTCACGGATGTTGAACATATCCTCATCGCTCTCCAAGTCAGTACCGATAATGAAGTTTGAAGTTCTACCTAAGTGGATGCGGTTTGTAGAATCTAAACCGAAGTAAGCAACTACCTTAATACCAGTTCCTGGCAAGATTAACTCTTGAGATTGATAAGCACTTCCGTTCACACCATCATAGTAGAACAAGTTAGCAGCTTTCAAAGCAAGGATTAATTTGTCGAAAGTATCGCCACCACACATGAACTGCAAATCTGACTTGCCTTTCAATTTTGCAGGTAATACACTCCACATAGTATCAAAGATAGAAACTACGTTTGCTGATGTGATACCAGTTCCAGTTGTGATACCTGATGGGTTACCGTTGATTGTAGTAGCAGAAGCGTCAAGGATGATTTTGTTGAAACCATCAAATTGAGTCAAGTTTGCACCACCTGAACCACCAATAGCAGACTGCCATAATGCAGTTTCTTTTGCTTCGGTCAACAAACCTACAAGGAAGTTTGTGAAATCAGCTTCAAATGCAATGTAGTCATACGAAGTGCCTGGGCGTAATGCTCTTTCAGTCCAAAATCCCTCTAATTCTTTTGCGCAAAACTCTTGTTGTACCTTGATTTTACCTACTGTGATAGTTCTTTTAGAGAAACCAGTCTTACCCGAAGCGTTGAATGCACATGCAGTGTCAGCTTGGTAGAACAATTCAGTGGTGATGTAATGCAAATCTGCGGTACTTTTGATACCCGTTTGTTTTGCGAAAGTAGCACCCGTTTTGCCTTCATAGAAAGAACGGATTAATAGTTCAAGTGATTGGTCATTAACGACTGCTGGTAATCCAGTAGTATCGTATGCGAATTTTTTAAGTTTCATCTTATTTATTTTATTTTGTTTAATATTTCAGTTAATCTTGAGAATTGTGAAGCACCAACGCTTACGCTCTTTCTCTTTGCATCATCCTTAACGGGTTCTGCTTCTTCGGTCTTAGCTAAGATTCCAACTGCACTAAATAAAGCGGTTGTCTTTGCGTTTAATGCTTCGATTTCGGAAGCGTACTTAGAATGAATTTCAGCAATCTGAGTGTTGAAGTCATTTGCTTGAGCCTCTAATGCTTCGGTAACCTTAGACATCATTGCTTCGTCATTCAAAGGAGATTCTTCTTCAGGTGTACTTACCTCTTCGATAACTCCATTTGATACAGTGATAACAATGTCACCCTCTAAAGTGTGTTCACCATCGGGAACAACAAGTCCGCTACCGTCAGGCATTACCAAAGTAACCGCTTCGCCAACTGCGATAGTTCCTTTAACACTTGCACTGCCGTCTAACAATTTAGTTTCTGCCAATTCGATTGCAGGTTCTACAACGGGCGTTTCTTCACTAAAAACTTTTTTAAGTTGATTAGTAAGGTCTTCGCCTAAGACCTTTTTTAATTTATTAAATTCCATATTATTGATTATTTTATTTTTTAATTCTTCGTATTCGTTTTGATCGGCTTCGTCTACTTTCTTATCGTTAAAGTACCCCTCAACACTAAAACCTTTGATATCGCCTTTCTTTGCCATGTCCCAAACCGCATCGTCTTCAATTTTAACGTAGCCAAACCATGAACCATCAGGCGCAGGAGTGAAGCCATCAGGCGTTTTAATGCCTAATTTGCTATCAATTATAAAATGAGATAGTAAATAAGCACCTTTAACGGGCAAATTATCGTCATGGTTTAGGTTAAAACTTAGTGGTTTGCCGCTTTTAGCGAGTTTATTTACGATTCTTGCGATGCTTTCAGCAGTAAATTTGACGTAATACTCAGTCCCATCCTCATCTCTGCGGTAAATTGGTTGTTCCGCAGCCATTAAAAAGCCTCCTAAAATGCGTTTTTCCTCATCTACAACGGTAAATTTGTGCTCTATTATAGGTTCATGTGCGGCAAAAGTCTGCCAATTCCTCTCTATTGCAGGTTGCAAAACTAAGCCAACTGCGAAAACTGAAGTTTCATCCTCAAGATTCTCGTCTATATCCAAAACATATAAAGGTAGCTTCATTGATTATATTATATTTATAAGTTAAATAGGTACAATATAGGAATACAACATCGGCACAACATTGATACAACCGAATTACAACATCTTAAACAATGTATCTAATAAAGGTATTTAATAAATATATTTAAAGATATTACATCGATGATTGTTTATATCAAAAATAGTTTTATATTTGTGAACGGGTTGGAAATACCGTTATTTATATTCATTGCAAAACGCCCTCGCTTTTAAAGTGGGGGTTTTTTGCTTATTAAATCAAAGTTGCGTTATGTCTAATCCTCGCAACACGCCCTTGTGAATCCGTGATGTCCTTTTCTAAAACATAGACTCTTTGATTTGCACTCATTGCAGGTCTATTACTTTGGAATGTATCTAAACGAGGAGGTTGACTCTC